GAGAAAACGAAATGGCCGTTAATAAAATTACAAATAAACAAGTAGTATCTTCTGCTAATGTAAATAGAGGACAACAAGTTTCCACAAAAAATATTAAAAGTGGTAATAGAAAGATGTCAGTAAATCCTGGAATTAATTTAGGAAAAAATTATGCTGTTACTTTAAAGGATGTTGATACTACTATTATGACGCATGTCAAAAATGTAATAAAGCCATCTATTAGAGAAGCTAACGAAACATTTAAAGTTCCAGTTTTGTATGGTAACGAGGAAAGATGGGTTAATGCAAGAAAAAGAGGGGCATTATTAGATAAAAATGGTGTATTGATATTACCATTGATTATGTTAAGAAGAACAGATATTGCTAGAAACACATTAGCTGCAGGTGGTTTTGAACACGATGTAAAAAGACAATATGTAGATATAGTCAGAGGTTCAACATGGTCAAAAGATAATAGATATGACAGATTTAAAATACAAACTGGTATGAAACCTGTTTATGAGAATATAGCAACAGGTGTTCCAGATTTTGTAGATATAACATATGAATTTGTTTTATGGACAAATTTCATTGAACAAATGAATCCATTAGTTGAAATATTTGTAGCAGAAGAAAATAAATATTGGGGTGATGCGACTAAATATAAATTTTTGTGTAATTTTGACACTATAGCAGATGCATCTGAGATGTCAGCTGAGGGTGAAAGGTTTATAAAATCAACATTTACTGTAACTACAAAGGCCTATTTACTACCCGAATATATAAATTCGGTAGTTACAAATAAAATTTCAAATATAAAAAGAAGATTAACACCTTCAAGAGTAACATTTGGGTTTGAAGGTGACGCTACAAACGAAGAAGTTGGAAAAAAGTAAATCGTTTGGGGTTAGAGAACAATATATATTAATAGACAATAAAATTTTAAGGAGGTTATGTAATGAGTGAAAAGAAATTTACAGAAGAAGAGATGAAAAAATTAAGAAGTATTCAACAAAGTTACTTTGAAATTCAAAATTCTTTTGGAAAAGTTAAAATAGCTAAAATGAATTTAGATAAACAATTGGAAGATTTAATTAAATTTGAAGATAGCTTAATGGAAAAGTTTACATCTAATAGAAAAGACGAAACTGAGTTTGTGGATGAAGTAACCAAAAAATATGGAGACGGTAATTTAAACCTCGAAACTGGAACTTTTATTCCATCAAATGAAAATAAATAAATCGTTTGGGAACATATTACTATATTTATATATGATATACAGCCTATCTGGTTAACATCTACATTATACTTTATTTAGGAGAACTCTAATGGCAGAAAAAATTATAAGTCCCGGTGTATTTACAAGTGAAATAGATCAGACATTCCTACCAGCCGCGGTTGGTGAAATAGGAGCAGCAATTGTAGGACCTACAGTAAAAGGGCCTGCATTAATACCAATGATTGTTAATTCTTTTGATGAATATGAACAAAGGTTTGGTTCAGTATTTGTGAGTGGAAGTAATAATCAAGAATATTTAACATCCGTAGCGGCAAGAGAATATTTAAAGAATTCCAGTCAGTTAACGGTAGTAAGAATTATGCCGACTGGATATGCTCCAGCTACAGCGTCAATATCTACAGATGGTGATACAACAACAGCTACATATGCTACTGGTACATTAGTTATTAGTGGAGCTTTTTTAGACGCTGGTGCTGAATTTACAATTGGTAGTACAGATTTTTCATATGTCGCAACAGGAAGTGGTTTTGCGAATACAGCTACTCAAATTTTTATATCAAGTGGAAGTAGTATGGCAGCAACATTAGCTAATACTGTTAATGCTATTAATAGTTCTTCAATTCATGGGATGCAACTAACTGCTACAAGTGAAGCAGCTGCAGCTGTAAAACATGTAGGTCTTGTACATATATCTGCTTCAAATAAAGGTGCTAATAATTTTAGTGGTTCGACAAGTAATTTTGCTAAATTATATTATGGACAACCTGGAGCTCCAAGTTCTGGTTCTTTATTTGCTAAAGGTGGTGATGCTACTAATCCTATAGGTGGAGGTTCAGACGGAACATCAGCAACTGCATTTAAACTTAAAACAATAGCAGATGGTGCTACACAAAATAGTTTATCTTCATCTGGTAGATTTAATGCATTATCTAAAAGTATATTAGCATCGGGCTCAAAAGATAATTTAAGATGGGAAATTTCTCAAAGAAATTTAAAAAGAGGTACATTTACTTTGTTAGTCCGAAGAGGTGATGATAGAGTAAATAGAAAACAAGTTCTTGAAACTTGGAGTAATTTATCATTAGATTCAACACAACCTAATTATTATGAAAAAGTAATTGGAAATCAATATTATAGTATACAAGATGCTGATACTTCAGATCCATATTTACAATTAACTGGTGATTATCCAAATAAATCTAAATATGTTTATGTTTCAGAAGCTAATTATGTATCTAACAATTTCTTAGATGAAAATGGAAGTGTTAGAGTTTCTCAATCTGCTGCTGCACACGGATTTCCTTCTGTTGGTAGTGGTTCTTATGATGGTGCTTTTGGAACCGGAGAAGAAGGAGTAGGAGCCGCTGGTTGGGGTTCTGCTGGAGGTGGAGGTAGTATAGCACCTTACGGAAATGGCGGAGAAGTTGGTGAGGCTCTTTTCTACGATAATATATCATCTGCTAATTCTCAAGGATTGAATTTATCTAATTCTGGTGCTGGAGCTGGATATAATCAATATATAACTGCTCTTAGATTATTGAAAAATCAAGATGAGTATGATATTAATTTATTATTATTACCTGGTGTAATTGATAGTTTACATAGTGGAATAATTACTAAGGCTATAGAAATTGTTGAAGATCGACAAGATTGTTTCTTAGTAATAGATCCAGTTGCTCATAGTGTTAGTAATTTAGCAACGGTTACTTCTCAAGCAGATACTCGTGATTCAAATTACGCTGCTATATATTGGCCATGGGTTCAAGTAAGAAATACTTTATTAAACAGAGATGTATGGGTGCCACCATCAGTAGTAATAGGTGGTGTATATTCATTTAATGATAAAGTTGCTCAACCATGGTTTGCTCCTGCTGGATTGAATCGTGGTGGAATTGAAACTGCTATACAAGCAGCAAGAAAATTAACAAATAGTAATCGTGATGATTTGTATGTTGCGAATGTAAATCCAATCGCTACATTCCCTGCTCAAGGAGTTTGTGTATGGGGACAAAAAACATTACAGAAAAAATCATCTGCTCTTGATAGGGTTAATGTAAGAAGACTATTAATTAGAGTTAAGAAGTTTATTGCTTCTTCTTCAAGGTTCTTAGTGTTCGAACAAAATACACCTCAAACACGAAGAAGATTCTTGAATATTGTTAATCCTTATTTAGAACAAGTACAAGCAAATAGTGGGCTAAGTGCTTTCAGAGTAGTAATGGATGATTCAAACAATACTCCTGATGTGGTAGATAGAAATATCTTATATGGACAAATATTTGTTCAACCAACAAGAACTGCTGAGTTTATTGTATTAGACTTTACAATACAACCAACTGGTGCTTCTTTTCCAGAGTAATGAAACAAAAAAATAAAAAGGGGGTTTTTAAATAAACCCCCCAATTTTTGTCTTTTTATTATATTTATAAATGTAGACAACTATTAAAAATATTTAAAATTGGAGAAACAAAATGGCAGAATTAATAGAAGCTAATGATATAATGTTTACACCATTTGAACCTAAATTAAAAAATAGGTTTATAATGAATATCGATGGTATACCAGCATATACAATTAAAACGGCTACAAGACCCCAGGTTACCTTTGATGAGGTTGAATTACATCATATGAATGTAAGACGATATCTTAAAGGAAAAGCTGCTTGGCAACCATTGACTATAACATTATATGATCCTATCGTTCCATCTGCTGCTCAGGCATCTATGGAATGGATTAGATTGTCCCACGAATCAGTAACTGGTAGAGATGGATATTCTGATTTTTACAAAAAAGATGTGAACTTTCAAGTTTTAGGACCTGTGGGTGATATAGTTGAAGAATGGACATTAAAAGGTGCTTTTATACAAGATGCTAATTTTGGTGATTTATCATTTGAAGATTCAACTCCTGTTGAAATTTCTTTAACATTAAGATATGATTACGCTATACTTCAATTCTAATCAATAAAACTAAAATATAACTTAAAAGCCCTTAATAAATAAATTGAGGGTTTTTTTGATTTATATATATTTATATATGAGGAAAATAATGAAAACAACATTTGAAGAAATAATAGATATAGTTTTAGACCACGAAGGTGGTTATGTAAACGACCCGGATGATGCTGGTGGTGAAACCAAATATGGTATTGCTAAACGATGGTATCCAAGTGTCGATATAAAAAATCTTACAAAAGAACAAGCCAAGAAGATATATCATACAGATTACTGGAGAAGAGGTAAGTGTGATGATGTCCCATCTCAATTAAGACATATATACTTTGATATGTGTGTTAATTTCGGTAGAAGTGGTGCTGTAAAGGTATTACAACAGGCTGCTAATTCAAAAAATAGAAATAAAATTGATGTAGATGGTGGAATAGGTCCAGCTACATTAAAATCTATACAAAAGTTAAGTGTAGATGTAGTAAGAGCATATCGTGTGTTACGATTTGCTAACATAGTTATAGACAAACCAAATCAAGAGAAATTTTGGTTAGGTTGGTTTAGACGAGCAATAGAAGTTTAACCAAAGTTACAGGAGAAATAAAAATGTCAACAAGCAATTTATACAACGAAATAAAAGAACTATTTGAACAATTTGAAGAAATAATAGATATAGTTTTAGACCACGAAGGTGGTTATGTAAATGATCCAGATGATTCTGGTGGTGAAACCAAGTATGGAATTGCTAAAAGATGGTATCCTGATGTCGATATAAA